TGCTTTTGCGTCTCCTAGATACTGCCAATCTTCATCAAATGACCAATTATCATCTGGAGCAGCATCAACTGGATCTGGTTGAACTGTATATCGCATTTCACGTTTAGCCGTTGTTGTATCTGTACCTGCATACATATCAACTTGAACTTTACGGATTAGTGAATCAGTGCTATCACTAATAGGACCGAATAGATATGTCTTCGCTGTAAATTGTAAAGTATAAAGAATCAATCTTCTAGTTGAAAAGTCACCCTCATAATCATCTCTAAAAGAAACAGAATCTAAAACAATAGGAACATCTTTCTTTTCATCAATAACATCGGTCATATCAACTGTAACCGTAAATGATGGTTGGAAAAATGGTAAAATTTGCTCTACGATTTGAAGAACCTCATCATTAAACTTTGTCATGATGTTTAGTTCAAAACCAATATTGTAGGGAATTGGCATGTAGACTTTTCTAGTCTTATCATCAGATCCAACACTCTTAAAAGTTTGAGTAATACCAGTTTTTCTTGATGGATCATACTTAAGAGAGTTCATCTCAAAAGAAATCCTTGGTAATGTAATTGCAACAGGTTTGTTTAAATTTTCTTGTTGTTCTAATCTTGCCAAGAATTTTTGTGTTGGTCCATAAGAAAGAGGAACTCTTATTTCACTAAAAGTGTCTCCATCAGCATCTTTTGATTTGACAGAAATATTATTAAAAAGATTGCCAAATGCAATAATTGTTTTTCTTATGTTCTGATGATAAAAATAAGTTCCTAACATTAGTAATTTCCAAATAGATTTGTTTCTGTAAAGTCTAGAATAGAAGTAGATGCAGTTTGAATTTCATCATTTTGTTCATATTTATCTTCATAAACTGGATCATTAAATTTACCTAGCGTATATCTTGCTCCAGATGTAGCACCTTTTAATACCTCTCCAACTAGATAATCTCCAGAAACAGACTTAACCTCTAGAATACTATTTGTTGGATCCCAAGATTTAACTCTAGAGGTAGTTCCAGAAGTTTCTCCAGTTAAAACTTCATTAAATATAAAAGTTCCAGATCCTGTAATTGTAGAAGGTGCATCGATGGTTATTCCTGGAGCACTTGTGTAACCATCTCCAGAATTGCTAATGTATATAGATGAGACAGAACCAGAAGCATCTATAATCGCTATTCCAGTTGCTCTAGTACCACTTGCAGGAGCATCGAATACTACATTTGGTGCTGATGTATATCCAGAACCACCATAAACAGTAATAGTTCCTATTCCAGAATATGAAGTATTAATTTCTGCTGTTGCTGTAGCACCTATACCAGTGGTATCACTAATTAAAACATTTGGTATTGATGTGTAACCAGCACCAGAATTTGTAATATAAACATTTCTCACTGAGCAATTATTATTTACACATGATGATATTGCAACTGCAGTTGCTTGTACACCTCCACTAGGAGGACTATCTATCAATATACTGGGAGATGTGCTATAATTATAACCATCGTTGATTAGATTTATAGTTGAAACATATCCAGAAGAACTATTCAATACAGAACTTGCAGTTGCTCCTACACCACTAGTATAAAGTTCCAGGGTTTTTATGATACCAAAATCTTCCAAAGTTTCGTCAATCGAATCGACGGTAGTGTCAATAATGCTGCGATCACTGTATTCAAAGAGTTCACATTTAAGTTCATAAACATATGTTTTTCCTAATTGATAAAATGGTTGTTCATGCTCTACAAATTTAATTTCAAAAAGTCTTCTACCTAGAGGAAAATAGATTAAATCACCTTCCCTTGGTCTATGATAAACATCTTGACCACTAGAAAGTAAAAATGGAGAAATAAAATCTTCAAAACGTTCTTTTGATATAATAAGAGTTACTTCATCCTTTAATTGCATACCAAATTTTGATAAAATATCTCCAGATCCACTATAACCATCATAGTTCCCTAGGTATGCTTCAATTGTAAATTGATCTGTAAATTGAGATGAACTAACTTCTTCAAGTATAGTTTCTTTTCTCACAAACGTTTGTGGAATATATGATACATCAATACCATACATCGATAGTTGTTCATTTACTAATTGCTGTATCAACCTTTGTTCAGATTCTGAACCATGAAGAAAAAATGGATTTACTGCCATGATTATCCTATGAAGTCATAAGGTGGTAATTCGTATTCTGATGCCATTCTTTGTTGAAGTGCTGCTAGTTCTCTTTCAGCATCATCATATATTTCTCTACCATTCAATTCAATTCCACCAGGAAGTTTAACACCTCTAAATTTGAGTAAATTTTGGCCCCACTGTCTTTTTATGAGGGAGGTCAAATATTTCTTCAGAAAACTATCATTATATACTTGACTAAATGAAGTAGGATCTAGAGCTCTATAACAATCTAACACTATAAATTCGCCTGCAGATTGCGATCCCCAATCAATATCTAAATACAGTCTATCTTGCCTTTTGTTAAATCTTATTTGTTTATCTGTAGTTAACAAATGGTCAATGTCTTCAAGATAACTTTTGGTCATAGCATATTGCAACAACTCGACAGAGTTAAAATAGTATAAATCATTTAAGAATAATTGATATTTTATACTAAACATTCCACCTGATATGGAACTAGTATCAAACTTAAATATTTTTTCTATCCCTATGACAGAATCTGGAACCTGAATAAAGTTGGAAGTTTCATAAAAACTAGACGTAAAAGATCCTGCTCCAGTATCTGCTGAAGTTCCTGTCGTAGTTACAATACCAACTCCAGAAGTTCCTTTTGCTTTACCTCTATCAACATCATCTTGAGTAATTTTATACTTCAAGTACATTCTTTCAACACCATCATAATGACGTTCATTGAAATATTGAATGGCATCATCAACCAGATCATCTAATTGATCATCATCTACATTAATTTCTAAGACGGGATATCCAAGTTTTCGTAAACAATAATCTATTAGTCCTTGTCTTGTCGATGGTTTTGCCATTTTTATTACCTAGTTACAGTTTTTGTTAATATTGCAGAACCTTCAATAACTCTTGTTTTTGCATTGTCAGTATTATTTGTAATGACAATATCATACACATATCTTCCCTCTTTTAGAGAAGATGTATCGGATGGAGACAATGATATAACAATTTCTCCAGCAGTTGGATTAGGTGCGGTAACTGTAAAACTCGTAGAAGTATTACTAGAAGAATGTTTTCTTAGTTGCGCCGCATAAGTATAGTTTGTTAAATCTAAAGCACTACCATCATTTTCAGTTAAATTAAAAGACTGTTTAAAGGTGGTATCACTATTAATCGATAGATTCAGTGAATATGCTGCAGCCATTCATTTAAATTATAGTTGTTTAAGTATTTATCAAATCAACTTATAGTTGAGAAATAACCTCTTGTTGCTTAAAATATAACTTGACATATGACTTTGCAATATTTTTAACTGTTTCTATACAATCAACAGAATCTATTTCTGAAGCAATTTTAAAATATTCAAAATTTTTAGATAAATTTTCTAACTCAATTTTTTCTGGATTCATTGATTAACTCCTTTAGTAGAGATTTAATTTCAGAGACATCATTTTTTAAAGTTTCTATTTCTTTTTTCATATTTTTTCTTTTTTCCACGGATTGTATATACTGATGATAAGAATTATTGTCAGTATTAATAATTGCTCCGGTATGGTCATCCCGATATAAATTGGGATGACCATCAACTTTAAGATAACTCATTATGCTAAAGAAATAATTCGTAGATCTTTAAACTTTGGATATTTGTCCATTCTTGTTCCAGACATAACAATCTTTATCTTATATCCAATGTAAGGACCAATGTTTGGTGCAGTAAATTCATAATCGATAAATTGATTATCTAAACTACTAGGAACAAAAGAATCAGGTCTTCCACTATTGTTATTTGAATCTATGATATCATAATATCCATCTCCATTTAAATCTGTAGTCAAATTATCATAACCTGGGAATAATTCAAATACATTTTCACCTTGATTAGATCCTTCTTTAAGTAATTGATAAAGAACTCGAAAATCTGAAGACTCATGGCGATATGCGGCAATAATTACTTTTAGTGAATTTGATGGTTGAGATAATTTAATTAATTTTGAAACATACGTCGCTTCATGAGGGTCATATAATAACGTGGAAATGTCAGAATTTGTAATATAATTTGAAACTGGATTGTTGAGTCTAGATGAGAATAGTATAGTTTTGGAATCATCCAGGAAAATCATTGGAGACACATTATAATTATTTGTGGACAAAGATAATTCTGTTGTCACAGATTTATTTCTAGCAATGCTGGAAAGGTATTCTGATTCATTTATACTAGATGCAACTAATCTTAGTGAAGACATCTTCTTGACAGTATTTAAATTAATTTCTTCATATCCCAAATCTGTAAATGAAACTTCGGATCCATCACAACTTGTTCCAGAAATTGTTCTAACTCTACCTCGAATATTTGTTCCGACAGATGGAATAATGGCATCACAAATGCACTGTATTCTATCATAAACATAATTTTCAGTAGCTTTAGTATCATTTCCACCAACACTATTTTCAGCATTAAAGTTTAATGATGGACCATAAGTTGAGTTATTACTTGATCTATCTATACCTAAAGTTTCACTATCAAGACCTGTTCCACTTCTTCCAAAACGTATGTAGTAAGAATCCAAATCTATACCAACATCTTCAATATTGTGTTTTGTATTAATTCTGGCAAGAGATACTCCTGAAATTTCATACTTTTGTATAAACGATCCTTCTGGATGTGAAGAAGCAACTGTACCAAGTTGTCCTCTCTGCAGTGGACCACCAATCGATGTTCCATTTGTTGGAGCAGATGTATACCTTACAATTTCATCATTTATTTTAATGTATCCTCCGTTATTAGCAGATACGTCATTTCCCTCAAATTGTGTAAAATATGAAATTTGAGAATTCAAAACATTTAATGATGTTTCTGTGGCATTCAAAGAACTAGTTAATCTAATTTTAGGTGTATCTGGAGAAACATTGCTGATTTGAACAAAATTATTGGTAGCATACATTCCATGTGAGAAATGATTGACTCGGAAATAATTTCCATTATTATAATCACCAAGTTGACTAATCGAAGATATAGTAATAGAAGAATTAGACAGTGCAGTGGGAGTACTTCCCTCATAATACTTGGGAAGATTGTTTTGACTAAGAGATCCAATAACGTTATCTAGATACAGTGTATCAATTTGATTGTTTGTACTAGTAATGGTAATTCTTGCACCAGATCCAGAGAATCCCATTGAACTAGTATCAACTTCAACTACATCACCAACAGCATATCCGTTTCCAGAAACATTTATAGTTATACTGGAAGGTATTTGACCATTAGAACTAACAATAAAACCTAATTCTAGTCCAGATCCATTTCCAGTAATTGCAGTTGTTGGTATATTAGCATAAGTGTCTGGTTTGTAATTACTTCCTGGAGTTTGAAGTCCTACCGTGTTTACTGGACCGCCAGTGGCAGATATAAATCCATGAGCGCCAAAAGAGACGCTAGCATTATCTGTAACTTTTCTTCCAGAAACTAACTTTGCAATATCTCCAGAATCTGTTATAGCAGCACTTAACACTACCTTGAGTTTTTTGGGTAATGTTGTTATAGGATTTGGTCCCAACTGTCTACGTTTTGTTTTATTATTTCCTAGATATAATTTACCTTCCGTAGATGTAAATGATGCTTTGTATAATTTAAATTTTAAATCCTGATTTTGATCTGGTGTCCATGTAGATCCATTTTGCGATTTAAACAAACTACCGATAGCAAATTGTCTAGTATACCTCACACTTTCGATATCAGGTAAAGACGTTGTACCAATAGTCTTTTCACTCATTTTAGCAGTCCAAACTTCATATTCTTGACTTTCTGGGGACATTAAAACTATTGCATACTCAAGATTTGGTGGCAAATATATTGGATATGGGAAAGTAACTTTTGTTGCTACAGAAGCATCATTAGAAACCTTAATTTGAGATGGTCTTAAAGTTACAGGATCGCCAATCATTGTTAAAGTTGGAATTCCAAATTCACATGTTCTTATTTGGACGGTAAGTGCCGCAGATCCACTGTCAACTTTTTTAAAGAAAAGATCAACAGCAGTTAGGAATGCACCATTCATATCATCGGTCCATCCACTATTAAGACCTCTTGCACTACCAACTAAAAATGTTTGTGCTAATGGATCTGCATGTCTTTGTCTTTGAAATATAGTAGTAATATTCTGTGTAACATTAGTAATATTGTTAATTATTGGTGTTGGAATTTCAGTAGTAGAAATGTTCTCATTTCTTATCGCATTTAATTGTTTAATTCTAACATTATTTGTTGTTGTCAATGAAGCACTAGATTCTACTACTCTTTCAATATTTTGAAGTTTGTTAACAGAACCTTCAGATACATATGTAGTTTCTGCCGATGAATAGTCTGTACTACCATTGACTAAAGAGTTGCTAGCATTTGCAGTGTTACTTAACTTAAAAGTTTTTTCTCCAGTTGCAAATCTCTTAATTTGCCCAGAATTATTTGGATTATCTACAAAGAAACATCCAATAAGATCGCCAAAATTATCAGTGATTAATCTTATATTTTTAACATAAGCAACAGCATTTGATGTATTTCCAAAAATCTTTGCACCTTTTTCAATATAACCAACAAATGTGGTTTTGTCACTTACGTCTGCCTCTGCAGATTTTTCTGCTAATGAATGAGTGTCAATATTTAAATAAGGACTTTGAGAACTATAAAGTTCTTGTGCTTGCTCACTTCTGTTATATGGATTGACAGTATATGTTAGGTTTGGATTATTATATGGTCCTCCCTTATGATTTGCATTTGCAAGTCTGCAATTCATTATAATTTTTCCATTAGACTCGACAGAGATAATTTCCCCGACTTGGAATGAATTTGTAGATCCAGGTTCTGTCAACGTCGTATTTTTTGAAATTTCTATTAATTTTGGTATAATTTTTATACCACTATCTCCATCTAGAGAAGCATAATACTCAGTAAATGCTTTTAAGTTTGAAGAAGAAAATTCTGTATTTCTACTTCTCATGTATTCATCACGAATTTGCTCAACAAATGAAACTTCATTCGTACTTGATAATGATGTGTCAGATGAAACCGAAGTCGTTGGTTCAGATTCAGTTCCATCTGTTAAAGTTAAAGAAGTCCAAGTATCTCTAATTCCACCTTCACCTAATCCTGCAGAACCTGTACCAGTAGTTACATCCTGATTATTCAAAATCAATCTTTCAGTTTGACTTTGAGTTTCTAATGCTAGTGTTAATTGTTGTGTTAATACTTTGTTTTCTAATTGCTCTGTTCTAATCCAAATGTCTCTGAAGGGGAATAATCTAATGTCTCCAACATATTGAATCACATGGAATGGATTTACATTTTCAACTCTAGTGGCTAATTTTTGCTCTATCCAATCAACTTCATCGTAATTTAAAGTTACTACGTTACCCGTTTTTTTAACATTATTGTCTAATAATTCATAATCAACTGTAGTATCATAATTGACTTCTGATATTGAATTTTTAGTTATCGGAGTATTCTCAATAGATCTATTTGACTGTAATGGAATTAATTCATCGTTTTCAATGGTTGATAGTGATGAAAGAGTATCTAATAAAGAACTATTTTTAAATGAATCGGCAAAAAATCCTGTTTTAAATCTTTCTAGACCATCTCCATCTTGAATTTGTAGTGATTTTGCGCTACTTTCAAGTAAAGAAAGAGATGTAACACGTTCCAATGTTTCTACACGATCTTCTATCTTTCCAATATCTCTCATCGTATATCTTCTATTGTCAATCATATCAATTCTTATATCACCAATATCATAAAGATATGGTGGCATTGAAACATTGGCAATATGTAAATTATCTTCTTTTATCTTTGGTCCTTTTGGTTCTTTGGAGGATATTCCTTTTTCGATTGAAAATTCTCCATTAGGATCCAAGTAAACTTTATCAACTCTTCCAAGATAATGATTATAATTTATTATTGATGATTCATCTGGCGTAAATATTACATTTGGAGAACTTCCAAAACTTGATGTTCTTGATGAAAAATCAAACGGAGATGATGAATTGCCGCTAAAATACGAAACTCTTGGTCTAAAGTCCAAAGTGTCAGTGGCTCTAACAGATAGAGAACCTATTCTAGGAATATCTTTTTGATATGAATCATTTGGATAACTTAAGACACTATAAAGTTCACCAACATTGGACCCAGAAACATCATAATAATCGAATATAACTTTTAATTTTTTGGTTGGTTCTGCTTGACCCTTTATTCGCTTCAGTCTTGAAAAATCATAATATTGATCTCTTTGACCATTATCCAAAATAAAAGATTTAGTTATATCTTTATATAATCCTGCACTAAATGACTGTATAGGTGCAGTTAGATTTGTTTGAGTGAATGTAACTTGCTCCCCATTATTAAATTGCTTATTACCATAATATACAATTTTGACTGTATTTGAATTTACCTCTACAACCCTTGCAATACTTTGAGAATCGAGACCATATACATCTTCTCCAACTAATACTGTAGTTGATACCGAATATAATGGTGAAAATGTGATACTATCTAGAGTCGGTGCATTACTATCTATAGATTCATATACTGCTAAAATTCTTGATACATCTGGATATCTTAGACAAATTTCTTTATCTTGAACTCTCAAACCATAATAACGATTGAATGTTAATCCATCATTTAAAGATGAACCCTCACTAGATCCTGATTGTTGATTACTAGATAAAGATATATCTAATTGCTCACTTTTTTTATGTACTTTTGTTTTACTTTGTATTCCAGTTTTAACAAATGATGCGTTTACCAAATATACTGTCTTACTTCCACCCTTACATATATTGTTAAATTTTATTGTTTTGTTATTATTCGAATATTCAATTTGATCATCTTTTAATGCTTCTATAGTTCCATTACTATAGTGAATGGAGAATTTTTCGATGTCCTTGGATGTGTCAAAAGACACATTTGTTGTATCTGAATAGATATCAAATGCAGCAACTCCCAATTCCAAAGTTCCATTTTGTGTTACAGATTGTGATATAATTGCTTGCGCGGAAAAGGATAACCTAGAATTACTAAGTTCTACACTAGATACATTATTATTTGATAAAATAGAGAACAAATATGCAGAATTTGGTCTTCTGATTTTACTTGTTCCAACAATGAAGGGTACTTGAATATTAGATCCTGGAGCGCTAGTCAGGGTCACACCCGATACTGCTGATACTGCTTCCAATCTACCACTTAATCCATCAGCATTAATACTATCTACACGAGCAAATTTTTCTGTAGTTTGATTTGGTTCTAAAAACCTCACAACTGTTGAGGTTGTTATTCCAGTCAAAGGTTTATTAGCCTTTAGATTAAAGTTTGTATCAATGTAAATAGTATCATCGGAACTAAATCCATTTGCAAGTGATTTATCTAAGTATGTGTCTGCCGCAAATACTGGTGTTACAGTCTCATCAAAAACTGATTTAATGTCATTCTGATTAAAAGACAACACATCAGTTATACTTCTAGAAATAGTGGAAATACCAACTGATATAGATTCATTTTGTAAAAATTTTCCAGACTGCATTCTAACTGTGACTACAGTTCCAATTCCTGAAGCAACTGAATATCCTACTGCTCCACTAGAAGAACCTTCTATTCTCGTTCCTGCAGTTACTTCTGCACTATTGACAGATTCATTTATAGTTAATTCTGTGAAAAAAGTTGGATCATAAAGATATAGGTCCCAATTTGAGGATGCTCCTGTATATGAAGCATCCGTTAATTTGCACAAATATGCTCTTGCCTCACCAACTTTTCCACCTGTGGGACTGCTACCACTTCTTCTCCCATTATAAAAAGACACTACATTTTTATTTGTAACGCCACCGTAAACGTTATTGAGTCTTAAAACATTTCCTAATGTAAATGGAACTTGAGATCCTGTTACTTTTTCAGTTTCTCTTGGTTTCTGAACATCCAATACTGTGGTTGTTGGTTTATTAATATCATAACCATTTACATAAGCTTTTCCAGGACCTAAGGTTACACACATCAAATCATCGGATGGTGTATTACCTTTTGCTGTAAGTTCACCAAAGAAATATTTTCCATTATTACCTTTCAGATTATTCAGAGAGTTATTCAAAGATAATGAAAATGGATTTACGGTGTAATTTCCAGATTCATCAAATGTTCTTTTTGCAATGTAGTCTCTTACCTTGTTATATTCAGTATTAGTTTGAATTTGCTTTAATATACCATTTTGAACTCTCAATAGTTCTACAAAATTAGTATCATTAAAATCATTTAAAGATTTTTTAGATAATTTAGTTGAAATTTTAAATCTATCTGCCCCTGGGGCAGCAAAATTAGTAAATCCTTTTGCATTATCGAAGAGAGTATTATCTTGCTTTGCAGATATAATTTCCTCATTAACACTTAGACCAACTCTGTATGAAGAATTTGTTGTATAGTAATCAAGTATCAGTGTGTCTTTATCTACACGTACAAAGTTTCCTCTGATGTAATAGATACCTTCAGTTATAGAAACTGCAGTTCCAATATCTGTAGATTCTTCTGCAATCAATGATGCAAATGGTGACCCAGATGCAATTACTGTATTGTTTATTCCATATGTTATTGCTTCTGTTGATAGTAAAGATTCACCATCTATAAAAACTCCACCATTAAATTCTTCTCCAGATTCAAGATACTTAACATATAAAGTAATATAATCTACACCACTAGTATTTGTAAGAACAACTTTTTGAACCTTTGCAGTTATTCCTGATACTTGACCTTTAATCTGTTTTCCTTCATATTTTTCAATATATAAACTAATATCCACTCCAAAAGAAACATTATTAAGTTTTACTGCATTATAGGAAGGATCATAAGATATTTCTCCGCCCGCAACTGGTGTTCCTTCTTTGAAAACATGACTTCCAAAAGACTCAATTTGATTTTGTAATATAGATTGAATTGTATTTAATTCCCTAGTCTGTATTGATTTTCCTGGTGTGAAAAGTACCTTATGAAAATTCTTTCCACTATCATAATCATCAAAATAGGGGCTTATGTTAAAATTTGTTTTTTGTGCCATTTTTTAAAATTCTAGAACGATTTTAATATCTTCTTTTTGTCTAGAGTTCCTTGTTACCAAAGCTCTATTGTCAATAAAAATAATATCTCCAGATGTTTTATTTATTTCGGGTTGAGAAACGCCAGATATGAATGAAGAACCTAAATTAACAACTCTATCAGTTAATTGTAATTCTGATCCATCGAAAGATGTATCAATATAAGCAACGAAATCATTAGCATCTCCATTTATCGGATTTGATCCTTCAAATTGGAAAAGTTTTCCGGATGATGAAATTCCAGCATAATCAGATTGATCATTGGTTGATAAAGAATATTGTAATGATCTATCTTGAAAATATTTTAGTACTCCAGTTACAGAATCATAAGAAGCAATATATGCTTCTGCTTCACCATTTGGTACTTTTTGTCTAATTTTTGTTCCAATTACTGGTGATACACTTCCTTGGGGTAAAGTTACTTTCAACGAATATGTGGCATTAAAACTATCGTCAGTAAAATTAGAATTTGATACATTTTTTAGGGGATTTTTTAGTACTCCTATCTGTGCAAATTTTGTATCTGTTGGGAAATCCTTTGTAGAATCATCCATTCTTACATACATGAATACTTTTTCTGCACCTAGTTCTCTATACAGATCATAACCATGCCCAAATGATGGTGGAATAATTGGTATTAATTTTGCCGGATCTGATGAAAAAGTATCGGTAGTTCTAAGTGGTTCCAAATCAACCATTGCATAAGTATATCCACTTCCTCCACTAGTTACGGTAGCATCTTCTATTTGTCCAGACTCATTCACAGTAATATATACTCTTCCTCCGCTACCATCACCTATAATGTCAACTTCCCCAGACAAATATGCACCACTGGGTCCAGATCTTTCTATGAATACCTTTTTAATTTGATTTTTATTAATCCTAGAGTCGGCATTATTTCTTATAGCTTGAACTTGAGCATTTGTAGAAGTATCATCCCAGTCATTTGGAAGTGGAATGAATTCTGTTGAATCAAATTTAACAACATCGGAAGGCAATACACTAAAAAGATATTTCCAAATATAACCATCTCCTTGTGTTCCTGCTTTTGATGGTTCCAAATCAGTAAATGTTGGTTCATCTAAAGACTCATTTCCTGTAGGATCTGTACCAGTAGATCCATTGGATATACAAATATATACTTGATATTGACTGTTAATTACATAATAATCCGAATCATATAATCTTGGTCTATTGCTATTTGGAGAAAGATTTGTTGAACTATAGTCGTGCCTATACATATCATATTTGATACCCTTAGTCCAAGGTATTCTTCTAATACAACGTCTTACGTTAGATGGAGTAACTTTTCTACCATAAAGCATTGTATTTGCATAATGAGGCAAGTAATCAATATTGTCCGTAGGATCTGGAATTACTGGATTTGCCACATTTGGGTCTCCAATATCCCATGTTGATGACCTACCAAATCCAGTAGTAGTAGGATTTGGTAGGCCTACAAATATGTAATAATTATCAGTACCATTATCAATAGAATTTACAAAATTGGTAGTATTTAAAATTCTAAATTGTTCCGTTACAAAAGCAGGCATTTTAAACCATTTTTTCTATTATTTATATGGTCTTGTCTAGAGAACCACTATTACGCAATCCTTTGGCATCAGCATCTCTCAATTTAGAAGATTTAAATCCTGTTCTTCTTATCTCTGGATATGTGGATAATCCTGAGACAACATTACTAGTAACACCTATAGAAATTGGATTGTTACTTCTATTAAATCCACTCAATTTACCCCATGAAAATTGACCTACTGGATTAATATATGTTCCCGTACTTGCTATTCCAACATGATTTGTATCGCTTGCAATATTGCAAGTTATAATTCCAGTATTACTATCTGTAGTTGTTATCTGTTTAATAATGTAAATATTGTCTACAAATTGAGTAGAAATTCCAACTATTTCAGTATCATCATGATCAATTGATGTTAGTCCTTCACCACAAGAAGTGTTGAATATGTAAATTGGATATCCAGGAAGTAAATCGGCATATCCATCATCTGCAGGACGACTTGTAGATCTAATTTCAAACTCAATGCCAAGGTCAGTATCTCCTACTGTTGTACCTATACCAACAATAATTCCACTAAATCCTTGAACAGTATCTACAAATAAAACTTCTTCGAATACTATATCTGGTTCTTCTACAATAACTTGAGGTGGATTTGATGTTGTGTATCCAGATCCAGGATTTGTAACACTTATAGTATCAAGTTTTGAATTGGGTAGTAAAGATGCTGAAGCTGTTGCTGTAGTTCCAATTCCAACATCTGCGGTGGTTCCAATTCCAACATTATACCAAGATCTATTAGTTCCAATTCCAATAATTGGATTTGCTATTTTAACCAAAGGTTGGGAATTGTATCCTTGACCTGGGTTAGTGACATCTATGCTACTAATTGATCCATTAGAATCAACTATGGCAGTTGCAGCACCACCAACTGCTTCTTGATTTGGTAAAATAATTAAATTGTTTTTAGAACTATTATTTTCATAGTCAAATAAATCTGCATTATCAACAAAAACATAATTATCTGTAGAATTTAAATCATATATTATTCTTGCAGTTGGATATACTTGAGATTCTAAAGAATCTCTTACTTTAGTATAAGTTATTTGATCAATAACAATGTCCTGAGTTTGTTTTATCCACGTAACAGGTCTGTAAATAGAATCACTAATACCCTCACGAGTGTATGGGTTAGTTCTTGTTACTGCAGAAGATGCAAGATCATGAACTGTCCTTCTTCGTTGATCTAGAGTGTTTGTATTTGAGGGAAGATTTTGAATCTTTAATTCATCACCTATTTTAATTGTTTCATCTACAATATTAAGAGATGAATCAATTCCTCTGGTGCCAACGTAGAAGAACATCTCTATTATATCACTTTCTAGTGGAGGATCACTAAATGTTATAGAAGCACCTCCATCAAATACATAAGATTCTCCAGGAACTTGGATTACACCATTAATGAAGATTACTAGCAATGAATCCATATTAATTAAAGCAGACTCTTGTTTTGTTGAATCGGTCTCAAAACTAATTCTTCTAGAATCGTATGATAATGGGAACACTGTTCTACTGCCATTTTGATATGATTTTATAGAATCTAAGTAATCAAATTCCCCTAATTGAAATACTGAACAGTTATCATTGAATGTTTGTAAAACAACTAATTTAAATTGATCTATTGGTTCACTGTATCCTTTAGCTGTTACTAAACCAACAGGAGTAAATACGTCACCAACTTTAAACTTGTACCCAGAACGTGTAATCTTAAAATTACTAACGTTAAAGAATGTTGATCCTAAACCAACGGGTTGAGCATTTTGGTTTGTATTTGAACCAATTTCAACATTGATTAACATACCAACACCAGTTTCAGTGGTAGCACCAATGCCAAGTCTACTAATACCAACAACTTCCAAATTCTCATAATCTGGTGATTCTATTTTTAAACGTGGATTTACATATCCATCTCCAGGAGATGTAACTTGAATATCCAATTCTCCACCTTCAACTACCGTAATATTAAATTCTGCATCTGAACCACTATGAGAATCATAGTCTAATTCATACGAAATAGGTTGTCTTCCTTGATCTGGATACTTGTATTCATTATAACCAGATCCAAAGGTCAATCTATCATAATAAGGGAACACAGTTCCATTACCAACGTAGTGATGTGTAATTGTAGAAACACCAACATCAACTATAAAGGAATCTGTAAAAATTCCGACAATGGAGAGAGGATTATCGTGAGTTGGATAATCTAAACTACTTCCATCATTTTCATATCCGGAGCATGTAAATGACAATCCCACCAATTTAACAAAACGAGTATCAAAGGCAGTCAAAATTCCGATATTTTGTGTAGATGTAGTTATTTGCAACAAACCAGTAGTATTATTATAGTCTGCTGTTGTAATACCTTGGAATGCTGTTCCTGTTGTTCCAATACCTATAACCTCACCAATACCTCCATTAACATCTGTTCTAAGGTATACTGATGCTCCATACAGTGGTGCATACCCCAATCCTGCAGTAGATCCTAATGAAACAATCAAACCACCTCTAGGAATTTGATTAGTATTTACATCGTATTCACTTGTTGTAGGATTCAATAGATCATTTCCAGTAAATGTGACCGTACTTACACCAGCAGCAGCATCTTGAGTTATAAAGAAATTGTAAGTATCTGCATTTAATGTCTGTGGTTTTTGGAACAATCCATTTATAAACAACATACCATTTCCCGCACCAACAGTTTCTGGATCAGAAGAAGAAACAGCAAGTGGATTAGTAGAATTAGTATTAAAACCTATTGTTGATACTCCCAATCTAGTCAATTCAAACGATCTAGTAATACCATCAAAATTACCAGAAAAATCGTCAAAAATAGAATTACTTTCATAATTTTTTCTTAAAAATGCTCTAGCATTAAATTTAGATCTAATTCTTGGAAGATTGTTCTCATTTAATTCATCAATTCCACCAGGTGCTCCTTTTGGAGGCGCGGTGAAATCTATATTTTCACCACTAATTCTAAATGAACCTTTATATACATCAACAGTATCTCCTTGCAAATGACTAGATGCAGTAGATCCAACAGCACCTCTTTCAACTTCAACTAGTTCATAATTTCCTGATATGTATGTTATTGGACCATCAATTTGTTCAGCACGACCAACATCAATAATACGAATATATTCATCATTTATTTTGATAGTATCTGTTGGAAAAATTGATGATATTCCTGTTAGACTGATATAAGTGTCGGCAACACCTACATTAGTAGCAGTAGCGTGACTTATGTTAGTTGAAGTGAGTGGATACTGAACCAAGTTATCTACAGAAACAAGAGATTTGGAATCTAATTTTGCCATCGTCAATTTGTGGGCATTACCAGTTCCAGTGTAAGTAAATGTAACTCCAATAGAATTTTCTGCATCAGACTCATTTGTAGCAAGTTTAAACTGACTATCACTAATTTTTATAGCAAATACATCTTTTGGTAGTATATCTGTAGTTATTCCAGAAATATCTGTAGATGGGTTAATGTGCATATCACTAGCACCTAATCCAACAAAAGTTGAACCGGATTCATAAACTAATCTCTCTCTATCACTAAAGAAATGGTTTGGAATAGTAAATATTCCTGTAGATGGGTCTAAAATTGAAGAAACTTGAGGATCAAATTTCTTTGCAAAAATTGGTGTCCCTTTGTAGTTTGCAGGGAAAGATGTTCTATTTGTATAAGGACTATTTTTGCCAAAATATAAATTTTTCGTGAAAGATTCTCTTAATGGATCATTAATTAAAGGTTCGGGATTCACATTGGTATCATATACCTTATAGAAAACTTTATTATATTGACTTATTTTTATTGTATCAGTCTCAGAATATGGTATAAATGCTAAATTAAAATTATTATCTTCTATGTTAGATGTGAATATACCTACTACATTATTAATACCTCCAGTTCCTTTGGTACTGATTAAAGGAGCTTCAGTTATGTAGGAATTATTTTCATCATGAACACCTAAAACATGATGAAGTGATACTACATCTCCAGAGACAACTTGAATTATAGATTTAAATGATGTAAATAAGTTCACATCATATGATCTTATTGTAGTTAAACCAACAATTTCATCATACCTAGATTCTATTAGCGCTGTTCTACATGTGGTATCACTTTGATTATTCAATTTAAACTGGGAAGTAGATCCAAGACCTACTGTTGGAGAAGAATCAAATACAATAGTATTGGAGATAATTTTTACAGTATTATTTTGATTATTTGAACAAGTTAATCTTAAAACATTATTAGATGTATCAATCGAGGGTGTTATATTAACCAAAGATTGTATAGACCCATCATTTTTTCTAGTATCGAGTACATAATCTGCATAAACTTGATTCGTACCATCTGTAGCACAGTAAATTTCAACGTATTCGGTTATGTCATTATTGGGATCAATATTTTGTATTGCAATTTCCGAAATAAAAGAAGATTTTGTTAATGTACTTAAGGAAAGTAAATTTGTAGAACTATTATTAGAAATAATATCTACTTTAGATTTTGTTTGAACATGATCATACTCTTTAGTTCCTTCTGTCACTAAAGATTCATCAAAAGTGGTAGAAATAACTTTAATTTCATAGTCGCTGTTGAATGTATCTGCGGGATTAAAATATAACTTAATATCAGAAGAATTATCCATATCCGCATAAACATCAAAATATTTTGAAATTGTACCTGTTGCAATTCCAGTATTACTTAAAGAATATTTTTCGGCATTTGTGATACTTTTAACATCAGATAATACAATAATTTCTGTAAGTTGAATCTCATCTATTGGATCGCCAATAATATTGGGAGCCACTAGATTTTTTCCTTGTATTAAATATTTTATATATGGTTTATTGTTAGATTTTAATAATCTAAGAGTTTCAAACGATTCAAGATCATCTTTAGATGAGAATAAGTATGATATGTCATCAAACTCCAAAGCTCTATTTGATTCAACTAAGTTAAATGATGTTAATTTGAGTGAATTAAATTTAATTTCATTTGTGAACGAGTCATTTATAACATTACCATCAACAACCATTTCAAAATTTCTTACTTCTTGCGTATTGCCAGAAGAAAATAGTGATGTGACAGATTCTAGTTTAGCATCTCCAACTGTACCAATAGATACTCTAGACGTTGCATTAGAACTTAATTGCATATCTGCAAAATTTTTAGTTCCTGATGGGTGAACAATTGAATTCACCGTAGATGATACATCTAACCACGATTTTTCACTTTTAATTGTATATGATAAATTTTGATAATAATCGTTATCAGGTAAATATTGAGTATCTACACTAGTCATTCCAGTGTCATCCAACCAACCAACATCTACTTTTTTCTGATGTGAAACTTCCAAACTACAATCGACTTCTGAAAGTGATTGAATTTTACATTCAAATCCACTATAAGAACCTCTAAGTGTTTGTCCAACTTTTAATCTATATGATCCAAAATATTTTAACTTATTTTGTTGTGCTTTTACTATAATCAAATCTGTTTCAATAACTTCATTATTATCTAAAACTAAAATAGTTTCTCCTTCTAAAAAGTCTGCATAATCCTGCGTTACTTTGAAAATTGGATAATTTTCTTTTGAAGATACAGAAGCATATGTATTAAGTTGTGTTGTCAGAGCAACTCCAGGATTACCAAACAATTTTGGTATTTCCAATTCTATCGTAGCTGGAATTGTATTCGAATAACTTATTACTTTAAAGAATGAATATCCATGATTTGCAGAATTAAAACCTATTCCAGTGTTTTCAACATTTTGTATATTCTCCACAAAAACTTCAGATCCATTTGCAAATGGTTGATTATTACTAGGATATCCAATAGTTGGAGTACTTAAAGTGCAAGTTAAAATGCCAGAAGTGGAAGATGTTACTTTGTCAATTCTTATCGAGTTTGTATTGTTAATACTACGAATTTCTACTGGTGTATTTGCTAATCCAGTTATTGGCGTGTTTATTTCTACTGAAACAATTGATTTTGTGCCCTGTGATCCATCACTTAGTGTAGCAGATACTGAACCATTATTAACTAATTTTCCACTATTAGATTCTACAATTACCAGATTTGGTTCATAATAAAAACCATACCCACCAGATACCACTTCAACGTTAGTAACATATTGACTATCAATAATATCAATCTGCTTTGAAAATTCTATTTTTGGAGATAATGTTGTATCAGAAGAATATTCAAACCCAGTATTTTTAAATAGAGTTGAATTTAATTTTCCAATAGAATTAGATTCTGCAATAATAATTTCCGAACTCCCATTTAAACTATTACTACCACTATAATTTGGAGTATTAGTGTACAGATATCCACCATTTATTATATTAGTAGAGATGATAGATCCTGTTGCTGTAGGAGACGATGTATAGTATTCTAATGTATCGGTATTACTTTGTGTGTAATTTAGTGCTTCTGGTACCTGATCCAAATAAAATGAAAACTTCGTATCTAAAGAATTAAATATAGTAAATTTATTATTATAAACACTATCAACATAATTTATTTTATTTGGATGTGAGTAACTGACTTTAGATTTTATTACTTTTTCCGAATCACTTATAGCATAATATAGTTCACTTGGTGTATTATCACTATACTTTAAGGTCACTGTGCCTACACCAACCGAAACTGCAAAGTTCAAATCTGATCCAGAAGATATATATTTTTTACTAAAGTTTTGGTCTTCATAAAAATCTAAATTATATCCATCTAGAGAACTATCGCTAACATCAAATTTTAGATCTGAATTTCTAGGAACGTCTATTTTAGGACTTATTAAATATAAGTTTTGTGGTTCAGTTCCGTAAAATGGTAATGATGTAAGATCTAAAGTAATTGGTGTATTTGAGGTGGAATTTTTATATGTTTCAGATAATTTTATATTATGGGGATCTTCCCTATTTACATAGTAGATTCCAGTCGTTATTCCTCCAATAACTGATGTTGAAATATAATAAACTGCATCACCACTGTTCAGTTGGTGATTTACGATATTAATTTTATTTTCCGTCAAATCTACATCAGTAGGGGAAAAAACATAATCTTTGACTGAAATATCATCAATACTACTTAAATATCTTAATTTTATGAAATCAGTTTGCCCAAATCCTACAGTAGTATTGGATTTTGCATTTAATTCAACTTCATCATCATTTGATAATAAATGTGAAGTTGATACAGACACTGTAGATATTATTTGATCTATCTGACATGTAGTTTCGGAATAACCAGGATCAATATAATAATCTTTATATGTATCACTATATACTGTAATTGTCTCATCATAAAAAGCAAGACCATCTGTTCCATATACATCTACCGATCTTGTTGCAATTCCGATCACATCATCAGACTTTTTAATAATCCACAAATTTCTTTGAGTTTGTCCAGACTCAAAAATGGAAAAAGCTCTATATTCCGAATCTCTTACAATAAATGCTCCCACATTAGTGCTAGATCTATTGAAAGTTACCTTTTGCCCATTGTTTAAATTATGATTGGGGATATAAATTGATTTTGATGGAATTTCTACATTTACACTAGAAGAACCTATTTTAAATGATAATGGGACGGTTGCTCCACTGAGAGTAGAAATTGCAACAACTTCAGATGGATTGAAATATATTAAA